ACCTTGCATCACTGGTTGAGTTTCACCACCTGAGTGTGTTTTACCACCACGATGCGTTTTTTCAGGATCACCACCATCTACCGTACCTTTAAACTGCGCAACAGTAGCTACAGGATGTCCAGCTGTGTTCATTGTATGAGCTTTAGCAAAGTCTTCTTCGCCCTTTGAGCGAGGCTTGTAGCCTTTTACTTCTGTCTCATCATCTTTCTCACGCTTATTATCTTGTGCTGGTGAGCCAGGAGCCTCCATAAGTTCTTTAAACGTCTTCATCTGATTCTCCGTCGATTTCTGTTTCAAATTCTTCTTCTGGAGTTTCATCGGCAAACTCTGGCTCATTAAAGAAAGATTGAGCAACAGCTACTTTTTCTACACCGATACGTTCACGCAACCTATCAGCAAGAATACTATTAATAGCATCTTGAAAGACTGATGTATTGTCATCTGATACTGCTTTTACAGCATCTGCAACTTCATAAGGCATAATAATCTCCTAATTTATAATATATTTATCATTTTTATTAACTGTAGAATGGTAACTTATAGTTAACACCACCTATGTTTATAGTAATAAACCCAGCCGGGTTAACTAGTGTCTGATCATTTAAATCTACAGCATTCATAGTTGTAGTAATAGAACTAGCATCATTTGTTACTGAAGTATTAGCTGATTGTAAAAATTCAACACGAGCGTCTGTTGTAGCAATCTTGGTGCTAAGTTGAGTTTGAATAGCAGATGTTACACCGTCTAAATATCCCAACTCCGTAGATGTTACAGGTGATACCACCACCTTTCCTGATCCATCTGAAACAAGAGCGCGAGACGCTGTTAAATCAGATGAAGTAATAGTGGTAGCGCCACCGGTTATTGTATTTTGCTTTGTAGCAATATATAAATTAGTATTTGCTAGCGCAGCACGCTCAGTTGCTATAGTCTGAAACGTGTTGTTTACATAGGTATTAGCTGCTTTTGTACCAAGCGATGTTGCTGTCGTGGTGGCAAAGTTGGCGTCATCGCCTAATGCAGCTGCTAACTCGTTGAGAGTATTGAGAGCCTCTGGAGCTGTGTCTACAATATTAGCTACGGCTGTGTCGACATAAGTTTTGTTGGCTGCATCAGTACCAGCTGACACTGTATCCACACCTTGGATGCGACCTGTGCCAGAGAGAATAATATCTCCACCGGAGACTGTTAGATCAGCACCTACATTGAATGCTCCGGTTGAGCTTGAGTGATTGTGCGAATCATCTACAACAGCTGCTGTTAGAGTACCGTCGCCAAGGTTGGTAAGAGTGACTGAGCCAGTCAGATCTCCACCCAATGTAATTGTAGGATCCGATGTCGCTGTAGTAGTAATTGATACCGCATTTGCGCTGAAGTTTGCTGTACCTGTTACTGCGCCTGTTAGTGCAACCGATGCTGTTGCACCTAGCTTCTGATCAACATTAGCGTTAGTAGCATCAAGGTTCGATTGTACACCAGCGATGTATGCATTTGTATTTGCTAGCGCCGCTCTTTCTACCGCAATAGTTTGGAACGTAGAATTGACGTATGTGTTAGCCGCTTTCGTACCAAGCGATGTTGCTGTCGTGGTGGCAAAGTTGGCATCATCACCTAATGCAGCAGCTAACTCATTCAATGTATTAAGAGCCTCTGGGGCAGTATCTACAATATTAGCTACGGCCGTATCGACATATGTTTTTGTAGTAGCATCTGTTCCTGTTGTTGGCGCGCCAAGACCGGTAATCTTATTAGAACCCATAGCAAGGTCACCTGACATAGTATCACCAGATACATTTACAAATAACGCTGCAGCATTAGCTACTTGAAGTCTATCATTAATAAGATTGTTTTGTGCTGTATTAGCAGCTAAAGCCACTGCTTTAGTTTCAAATGTAATATTAGCATTAGCTACTTGAAGTCTATCAGTAACTTCATCATAGACTGCTAATCTAGTACCGCCAACGACAGACGCGTCGTGAGCTCTTAATGTTTTATTAGTGGTATCAAATGTAATTTCACCAAGAGCACCTGTAAACGTGCTATGCGCAGCTGCGGTACCTCTTCTTAATTGAATAGTAGTTGCCATTTTATTTTCCTACAGGTTTTTTATTTAATCTATATTGCATCATTAGTTCCTAAATTGACAGTAACTAAACCAGCCTTCGGTGTTTGAGATAAATCATAGTAGTCAGATGTTGCTATTTCATCCCCTAAAGTCTGAAAATCAGAATCTGTTATTAATCCATAATCACCAGTTGGAAACGCTGGATCACCTAAAGCGATTGTTCCATCAGTTATATCTATTCCATCACCGGCAGAAAACGCAGCACGTGCTCTTGCTGTGGTAAAATATAAATTGGTAGCACCCTCTGTTAAATTATCTGTATCAAAAGGCTGTAATGTAATATTAGCGGAAGAACTGCCACCGTCTGATGTATTTATCGTTAATAAACCATTAGAGGTATTATACGAAATTGATTCAACACCTGCTACGTTAGTATTAGAAATACTAGTAATTCTACCATCAGCGCTTACTGTAATAATTGGAACTTTAGATGCAGAACCAAATGTACCAGTAGGTGTACCTGTTGTACCTAAATCTGTTGTAATAGTAACAGAGTTAGAACTAAAACTTCCTGAACCAGATATATCACCATTAAGAGTTATTGTTGCATTAGATGCCAGTCTTTGATTAATTGAACTATTAATAGTAGTAATAAAGTTGGCATCATCACCAATAGCAGCTGCTAACTCATTTAATGTGTCTAAAGCGCCTGGTGCTGCATCAATAACATTATTAATAGATGTAGTAACTAATGATTGTACATTAGCAATTTGCATTCTATCATTAATTAAATTAATTAACGCATTATTTGAAGAAAGTGCAGTTGCTTTTGTTACAAAAGTTACATTAGCATTAGATACTTGCAAGTATGGGTTTAAGTTAACAGAAGTTTTTTCTCCGAACTCAAAACCATCTGCTCCTGAGTTAACTTGTAAAACTTGTCCTGCTGATCCTAAAGATGATAAACCCGTACCTCCGTATAGATATCCTACAACTTCACCAGACTGAAATTCAGACAAGCCAATAGCATTGTTTGAATTATCATATACTGTCCTAATAGGTACTTTAATTGACATTTAATTACCTTAAAATAAAAACTGTGCAGCTTTTGCTGTTCTAGAAAGTTGGTCACCACTATTTAGCGTAAAATTAGTAAAGACTCTCTGAGTAGAATCTGATCTAAAAGTAAACGTATTTGCTGGTGCTGTTAGTCCAGTTGCTTGTGTGAATAAAGGTACAAGCTGTTCAACAACACCTTCATCATTTACAGTAGCTAGTTTTTTATTTGTACCAGCAACAGTAACTTTAGAGTTTGCTGGAAGCGTAGCTCCAGATCCGGAAATTGAAATAGCACCAGTACCATCAGATGAAATAGTAGCACCGCCAAGATTAATTGTTTGACCAGAAAGATATATATCTCTCCATCTTTTACCTGTTGTACCTAAATCATATGTATTATTCGCAGCTGGTACTATATTAGTAGCTACAGCGGCAAGATTTACTCCGGCTCCACCACCTGCTTCCAAATTAACTAATCTTGTATTAGTGTTAGATACATATGATTGAAAATTAGTATTACTTACAAATGTAGCTTGAATATAAGTGTTTGATACATCTCCACTGCCCCCACCACCTGCTGTAGCTGCAATGTATGCGTTAGTGTTTGCAACGAAAGATTGAAATGCTGTATTACTTACAAAATTAGCTTGTAGATATGTGTTTGCAACATCACCTGATCCAACCCCCCCTTCTGTAATTACAGTAGCGCCTTCAAACTTGCCTGTAGAAGAATTATAACGTAATACTTTATTGTTTTGTTTAACTGAATTTCTATCAACATCATCTAAAAATTCTAAACGCACTTCACCACCACCTGAAGAGCCTCCTCCAATAGATGCTCTAGTAATTGTACGTCTAATATTATCTTGAAATTTTTTAGTTTCTTCTGAAACTTTTTTGAGGTATGGCTCTATATCTGGCGAGTCACCATCTTTACCAGGATCACCTTTTTTACCTTTTTCACCATGCGGCCCAGGATCACCTTTTGGTCCTTGTAATCCTGCAGGACCGGGAATACCCATCTCCCCGCGATCACCTTTAGGACCTAAATCCCCAATATCGCCTCTATCACCCTTCGGACCAGCGATACCTTGTTCCCCTTGCTCTCCCCTTTCACCTTGCGGCCCGGCTGGTCCTTGTGGACCACCCACCCCTCTATCTCCCTTTGGCCCGATTTCACCTGGAATACCCTGCTTGCCTTGTAACCCGGTATCACCTTTTTCCCCTTTATCGCCTTGAGGTCCAATTGGACCTGTTGGTCCTTGTTCGCCAATAACGTTGCCAATAGGAAATTGTACTCCATCATCGCGATAAAGAAATAAATGGCCGTTTTCGTTTAATTGTGCTTCGGTAATATGTTTACCAGGTAAGCCTTGCTCACCTTGAAGACCAGTTTCTCCAACAGGCCCTTGTATACCCTGCTCACCAATAAATCCACGTGGACCTTCTGGGCCTGGTTTACCTTGAGGCCCCTGAGGACCTTCAACTAGTATAGGTTCTGGAGGTTCAAACTTTTGTAATTCAGTATGAAGTTCTTCAAGTAGAGCAGATTTAACTTTACTACTTTCTTTTTTTAGAACTCCTAAAAGAGCTGCAAGAAGTTTAGCGTGTTCAACTTGATCCATTATCTATGTCTTCCTGAGATGAGAAAGAATCATAGAATTTAGTCATACTTTCTACAAGACGTTTTTCTTCCTCAGTTAGTTCTTTTTCAGGTTTAAATTCTGGAAATACTTCTTCTTGTTGTGGTTCAGAGGGTGTTAAATCTATCTCTTCTTCATCATTTTCATCAGATTCCATATCTATTTCTCTTTGCATGACATCAATTTCTTCTTCTGTCATACGAAGAACATTTTTTCGAACCCAGGCTAAAGAAAAATATTTACCGACAAGAGGATCAACTTCACCTAAAATTCTTAATCTTTCAGCCATGATTTCACCTTCTTTGAGTTCTTCAAAGTGATTATCATTAACGAAATTATATGTAATGCTATTACGAGCTTGTTCCCACTCTGCTTTTGTCATAATACCGCGAAGTACTAATTGAACTTCTAGTAAGTTATCAAACAATACAGCAAATTTATTCCTAATACGGTTAATAAACTTTTGAAATTTTAATTCATCTCTAGATATTTCAGTAGAACGACCAATATTAAAATTAACTTCGGCTTCTAATCTACTGACTGGTACATTTAAAGATTTATATAGTTTTTTCTGGAAATATAGCACATCATCAAGCTCACCTAGATTTTGACCGCCTGGCAATGTTGTGATTTCTGTACCTCTACCACCTTCACGACGTGGTAACCAGAAGTCTTCAAGCATTGTCATATGGCGTCTATCATCTCTAACTTCACCTGTATTCGCATCATAGACAAGCTTGTTTTTATGCTTAACCATCATATCACGAAGATATTGTTCAGCTTTAGCTTTAGGGAGGTTACCTACATCAATATAAAAGATACGACGCTCAGGTGCTCTAGATAAACGGTAAATAACAGTTGCGTCTTCTAACATACGTAACTGATTTAAAGGTTTAATTGCTTTGTGAAGATGTCCTAATGAAAGCTTATTCATTGGGTCAATAACACCAGATGTTATATGGCAGATACTATCTTTAGCAATTCTCACGCCTTTGTCTTGAGATACCATACCTTTAGGGTTGTAAAAATAAAATTCCTCTACACCTGTATAAAGGGTAGCTCCAGTTTTTGGATCTTTCTTTTTATTTTGCTTACGGATTTTTTTAATTTTACGAGGGTCGATATAACGTAGTTCTTTAATGCCACCACGTATATTTTTTTCATCAATTACAATTTGATAATACAAACGTCCATCAACATACCAGCGTCTAAAAATTTCATAACCTTTATTGCCAAAATCTAAAGTATAAAGAATTCTATTAAACTCTTCTCTTACTAATTTCTTTACTCTGTTTGGAAGATCGGTTTCATCTAATACTAATTCTACAGGATATGCATTATCGTCCATAATAATAGCATCATTAATAATATCTTCAATAGCGAAATCACACTCTGGTTGTAATGCCATTTCACGATATTTCGTAACTAGATCAGCCTCATCTTTTGCTCTACCTTCAATATCAACATATGTACCATATGCGCCACCAAACACACCTGCAGAATTGGTAGAAACTTCTGTTGCACCATCTTCATGTGTTTGCGGTACGATAGCCTGGAGCTGGTCTTTTTCTCTTTGATCAGCTCTTTTAATCTCAAACCCAAATAGTTCCATTTTTATCCTCGATATAGAAAAAGGGGTATACTATATTTATAGTACCCCCTCTCCTAGGTTTCTTAGGTGTTACTCAATTAAAGAGCAAAGATTTTACTTGCACCACTCGAGAATCGTACAGTAATATCACCACCGTTAGGTAGGATTGGAAGCCCGGTAGCAGTATCTATATAAGCAATTAATCTAGACGATGTATTCCCGCCTTGTGCATCAGTATGATAAACAACTAATGCTTCACAGTTTGCACCTGTTACAGTACTAAACGTAGCATCATCTGCATCAAATATACCGTTAGTAATAACTTTACTAGTTAATGTAGTTTCTGACACTACAGCAGAATTAGGAATATCTGCTCTATCTTCATGTGCACTACTAAACGTGTATACGTCAGTATCGACTAACGCCATAGTAATAGTATTACTAGATAAATTCAAATTACCTGCAAGAAAATCCTCTTTAGCTTTAGGATATAGCTGGTTAGCCATAATATATTACCTCGTTTCTATTAAACTACTGCTGATGCGGTTGTATCACCGGTTGTACCAGGTATCCAATAATCGTACTGGAATGTAGCAGTAAATTCTTGAATTGCTTCAGAATCCCAACTTAAATCCATTGCTGATAGATCAGAACACCACATACCAACAAACTGATATGATCTGATCGCACGACCATCTTTACCATATTGGATAACGTCTGCAACGCCTGTCTTATATGTAGCTACGCCTGCAGCACCTGTTCTCAGATTGCCTTCTAATGTGTTGATTTCAGTATTCCATTGCTCAAGAGCATTACGGATTAAGAAATCTTCATCATTGATAATTGTAACTGTCCACGGATCGAATGTTCGGTTACCTGCGTGCTTAACCTGGCGGCCGAAGTAGGGAGTCGTAACGACCCCTACTGTAGCTGCTGGAACTTGTGCTGCACGACATAAGAATCTAAACTTACTGTCTCCAGCTCCGTTTAGAGGGTTTGTCATGGTGACTTCAAAGAGCGAGGATCTTGCACCACCATACTCTAGCTCGCCTCTGAAATCGTTAATATTAAATGCCATGGTTATTCTCCTTTAGCGTTTATATGTATTTATTATACTTGACCAACGATTTCTGAGAATTCTACCCCAGTTCTTACTGCAACAAAGTTTAGCTGGATAAAGTTGATTGAGCGAGCTGGTTTGATGTAAATGTCACCTATAAACTCGTTTCTATCAATTACTTCACCTGTATTGTTTGTCTCATCACAAACAACTCTGAAGTCTGTAATACCTCTGCGGCCTTGAACATCTCTTAAGAATGGCTCAACTAGGTTTCTAAATTGTGCTCTTGTAAACGCATCGTTGAATTCGAACAATGTTGTTTGAGATGCAAGAGAAATTGCTTTCTCAAGAACAATAAACAATCTACGAACATTAATTCTATCAAATGCACTTGGGTTAGCAAGAAGCGTCTTATCACCGTATAGAACTGTACCTTGACCTGGGAATGTTACAACTGGGTTGATACCATTCTTATAAAGCTCGTCTCTGTCTGCTTTACGTGGGTTGTAGGCTAGTTTTACTACGTTTTTCATGCTACCGCGGTTGAAACCTGCAGGTGAATACCATGGATCGTTAGTGTTATCTGTACGAACCATTAAGCCTGCTGTGTCACCGTTTGCTGGAACATATCTATATAGATCATTGTATTTGTCGTACTGATATTTCCAAGCAGAGTCCATTGTAGCATATGAGGTTGATGGAAGACTGTTGCGATATGCAATAATATCTTCTTGCTCTTTACCTTCGTATGTGTTATTATTTACAACAGCACCTCTTGTTGGTGATAGTACAACAAGTAAGTCTTTTCTTACTGAAGCAATGTTATCAATTAGGTGTGTAGCAACTGTTTGACCGTTGCCTGAACCTAGGATAAATGATAAGTCAACATCTTCAGCTGATTTAAATTTATCATATGCTATGATTACATTAGCATTAGTTGGTGCAGCACCGTCAGAACCGTTGACTAACGAGTCTGTTAACGGTATAGTTGAACCTGTATAAGTTGTTCCACCTACAACTGATGTACCAACGTTTGTTCCTACGCTTGTAGAAGCAGCCCACCATAAGTAACGTGATCTGTTGTTAATTACATCTACAAAGTAGTTGTTTTGACCTGTGTCTGTTTTACCATCGGTCGCCATTGATATGTTTTGGAATACTTCTAGTACTTGACCTTTTGTACCAGTCCATAAACCGTCTTCGTCAACAACCGCTATATGTAATTCATCTGTAGTAGCACCAGCTTTAGTAGCTGTTGCTGATGTACCAGGTGCACGATCAGTATTTACTGAATATTCCCACTTACGTGTCAGTGAAGTGTTTGCTGATAGTGTATCGCCTGTATAACGATTTTCTAATGTTGCTGATGTACCGTTAGCAGCGATTGCTGATACTCTACGTGACTGCTTAACACCAGATGGTGATCCTAATTCTAAATAGTCACCTACAACAATATTACCGGATTGGTTAGCTGAGAATGTAACTGTAGTAGTATTAGATGTTACACTAAATGTACCTGAGAGCGTTGAGGAGAACGCGTCAGATGAGGAGCAAATAGACACCTTTAATGAGTTACCTAATGCACCTGGATATTTTGCTACCCAACGACCGACACCTGTTGTACCAGATGAATGGTTGTTTTCATAGTCATCATCGTTATCAAAACGTGTGACAGTAGTGTTTGCAGCATTTGCATGTGCGTTTGACATAGTGCTGTTTTCTGCACGTACAA